AAGAAGAGAGTTATTACCAATGAAGAGCCCTTCGGTTCCTAATAAATCAAAGTCAATAGAATTAGTAACTGATTCTTTTTCTGTACCATCAAGGAAGCTTTTTAGTGTCGTTCCCGATCTAGCAAAAGCTACGTGATGAAAGGTAGAATCAACAATGGTAACTGCTGTAGAAACAATGGGTCCAGTACCATCTTCTAAAGCTAACTCAATAGCTCCTACTACTGATCCACCAGATGTAGTATTCGAAGCCCAAATTTGTAGACAGCCTGTCTGGTTAGCTGTTACCGCTGGAGCTAAAATTCTTTCAAGCCCACCAGGATTTGAGGTCAGTCTAACCCAAAATTCAATGGTAAAGTCTCCAGTACCTATATCAAAATTGGTGTGAGCGGGAGAACTTAAATAATCTCCATTACCATCGAGTAGAAGGCTAGAGTCTCCAAACTGTTTAAATGCAGTATCTAATTGTGCATCTCCGAATACACTAAAAGAATGCCAAGGAAAAGCGTTATTAATTATATTTACACTACCATCTATTGAATCATCGAAATGCATTAACAGTTTTGTATTGCTATCCGCTTCAGAAGTAAATTCATACAAAGTACCGGATATTCCGCTAACAGTAGTATCTAAAACATCTAATTCATTATAAATTCTTAAGGTGTAAGTGACTCCAGCTTCAGGCCCTATATCTCCTTCATCTTGATCAACTAAATAAGCTAGTTGTTGTGTTCTATCTCTATGTGACCAAGTTATTTGTAATTGCCCCGTTAGTGCGTTATTATATGCTATATCACAAATTTTAACATTACCAGGAGCATATGGTCTAGCGTATCTATTTGTCATAGTAAGAGATAACTCAGTAGCACTTCCTATAGGAAACGTTCCTAAATTAGTTCTTTCTAATAACTTAGCATTTACGACGTCGGTTTCTGTGTATTCTGTGCTATCTTTACCAGAGAATTTTTCTACAAAATATATTACAGCTCCTGAAGTGTGGTCAACAGGAACTGTATCAAGAACGCCACGCTTTAAAGTAGCAGTTAATGTTACATCGTCAAAAGCAGTTACTTCTACAATTTCATCATTAATATAGGCGTATGTACCAGTGGATACTATTCCTGTAGTAAAATTAGATGTAAAATTTATATTGGTAGTAACTTCAGGAACTAATGTCTCGGTAACTAAAGCCGATGGACAGGTAACCCAGGTTCCTTGAGATAGGTAAGGATTAACAGATGTTTTTGTATGTAATTCATACCCGTAGTTCACACCGGCTTGACTAGAACCCATAGAACCCAAGAACCCAAAACCCGCTGTAAAGGTATTTATATCCGCTTGACGCACGGTCATTTGAATATCCCAATACGTAGCTTCTTCTATTCTTTGTCTAGCTAAATCTACTGGCGCTGTAGACGGTACGACCCATAAAGTTCCTTGTGGTTGAGCATAAACCGTCGAAGGAGCTCCAAATACATCTTCTAACGCCGTAATTCTTATTCTGCCTTTAGTTAAACTACCAGTGTCAATAGCCATAACTCTAAATATCTGACTTACTATAGTTAAGTCATCCCACGATAACTTAAATACATCTCCTATTGATATAGACCAAGCTTCTCTATTAACTTCTATAGATATCTTTGCTAATGGAGATGAAATAACTTTTAGTTCTCTCTGAGCTACTTTAGCAGCGGCTGTACCATTTGTTATGCCAGGAAATTGTATTGTCTTATTTATTACTGAACCTTGAAACTGTATATTAGCTGTGTCTTGTATGGTAACCGGCGCATCGGTATCGGCGTTCTTTTCTCTGTATACTACAGTTACCTCGTTAATCGTTTCTCCCCAGGCTCTTCTGGCGTAGGAAGACAACTTAGATATATTATCCTCATTGTATATAGCTAAAGTGGCAGGATTATAATCATCTCTAAATAATTTAATGATGAACTTACCTGACACGGGTGATATAAGAATTACGCCATAGACATGATCTAACAGCACCTGCATGAACTTATTAATGGGCTCCTGTTTATTCCATAAAGTAGAAAAACCTAATCCTTCGTTATATATTGTATCAGCTGCTGTAGTAAAAGTAGTTAAATCGATACTAGAATCAGGATAGCCTATTCCCCATTCATCATTAGTAATTGCTTCATATAAAGCATGAATAGGATTCATATCTCCACCTATATCAGCTTTAGCACTATACCACATAGCATTACCATTTGTTAGTATAGTCGTTCTTGTGCACTCTATAGCTATCGGTTTTAAGTAAGGATTATTTCCTATATAGAAACTTTCAAATAAAGCGCAGCATACACCTCTAAATGCGGGTATATTTGCCCCCAAATTACTAATTAGGTAGGGACTTTGTGGCTGGCTATTTAACCCTAAATGTAAACTTACATCTCCACCTACTCCGCCTTCTTTGCCCTCTCCCCCAAATAACTCTGGTTCATCTACTTGTATAGTAGCGCCGGTAGATGTTCCAGTCCAAGCAACTAAATCGTTAAATAGTATTCTAGATACTTTGTTAATAGGGCCATAACATAAAGCTAAATGAATACCTATAAAGTATTTATACCCGGCAATTTGACCTGAAGATTTAGAGCCCATTAGCCTTCGCTCCCGCCATCACCTAACTTCTGTTTCAACTTATGTTCTTCTAATTTGTGGGCCCATTCTACGACCCGTATTGCCATGGCGTTACCCGTAGCCAATACAAGTTCTTCTTCGACTCCTTCATGTATGAATTCTTGCCAATTGAATCCATACAAATCAGCCCAATGCCGAATACCTTTGGCACAGTATCCACTTCCTGTTATGCATGGAAGAGATCTAGTATGCTCTAAATTAATTTTCATAGCAGCGGTACCTCTACATTGTATTCTTTATTGAATAACTCAAGATCATCTTCATAAAATTCTTCTAGAAATAATTTAGAATGAGTATCGATTTCGTTTATTCGTCTATTGTCATTTACTTTCGAAAACGGTTTATTAATAAATGGTATAGCTAAAAAATCACAGATAATATTCTTAGTTTCTTCTAAGTTTAATGTGTCAACGCTCAGCACTAATTTCGTAAATGACTTAAATTTTTCCATTTGTTGGCAGTACAATCCAGTTTCTAAATAAGATTTTATATACATCTTTTCTAAATTATCTGGTGATGTGATATCTTTCAAAGTAATATTTAACATTTCATTAAATAGAATACCTTCAGTTAAATATCTTTCATAATTCTTTTTTATAGCTACATGGAATCGGTCCACTTCATAGTGAGGAAGCCTAGATCTAAAATGATACCAATGGCTATAAGCTCTATCCACTGGGTTTCTTACCAAAAATATTAATTTAGCTTCTTTATCTAATACTTGCTCAATACCATTATGCATAAACATTCTAGCATTGGCCGTCCCGTATTTTATTGAAGAATCAGAAGTACTTTGGTGAAGCCCTTCTTTCGATTCTGGGAACTTCACTTCGTCAGATAAATTAAGCCAATTCGCCAAAGAAGTAGTCCTGCATCTAGAAGCCCCAACGATATGAAATATCATTTCTTTCCACCAGTATCTAATGGTATTGGCTCAGTACTTAAATCTCCGTACCATACGACATTTGGTCCTCTAATTAACTGTGTACCAAACAGGACAGGTATAGGCCGATCTTCTTCGGCGGTAGGAACACTGTTAGGATCAAACGATGCGGGTTTAGGCTGTGGTGGTTTAGGAGCTAAGGCTATCGCTAAAACTATTGCTATAATAGCTATGATTAACGCTATAATTAACGCAATGGCAATGGCAAAAGCTATTAATGGATCACCTAAATCCATTTCCCAAATCATTAACGCTGGGTCTATTTTATCGAAGTCTATATTCATATCAATACAATGTTTTAAACTCAAAAGGATTGATTCCTGGTACATAAGGAAACCCTCCGTAGTTAATTATATTAGCAAATTTATTAACACACTCAGTAACGGTATGCTGACACCCAGGTAATAATATAACCGAATCGCCTCCTACTAACTCTTGTATTGGATATGCTATTTCTATAGCAGTACCGATATTTGAGTTAATGGCTCTTTTATGAGTAACACCTTCTGAATCTAAAAATATAAACACACCACCAGCAAAATACCCATTCGCCTGAGATAATCCTGTTACTGTTATAGATGTATTAGATACGACTGTAGCTGTTCCTGGGTTTTCAAAGGTAGACTGAATAACGTTACATTCGCTACCATACAAAACGTGAGGGCATTGTGTTTGAAAATGCCTTCTTAATCCTGTTCTTCTTAAACTAGTATATAATGCTTCGCATGTTAGAAAAATAGAACTTTTCTTCCAATCTGCATCAATAACTCTACCGTGCCATATTACTACCGTATCAGAGTCTCCAGCTCCTCTATGTTTCCTGTAAATAGTTAATAACATCGGTTCTGCAGGAGGATACACTAAAAATACATCGGCTAACGGATTTAACGCAGAAACCGTAATTCTAATACTGGCTTGGTTTATTTCCGTAGATTGTTTTACTTTAGATCTTGTGATGTATTCAGTGGTATATGGACTAGCTAAATACGTTTCATCCTCGTCTGAGCTTGTAAATCTCCAAGCTTTAGTACTGAACTTAAATTCATATAACTCAATAGGTTCTCCATCATATGAGCTTATTTCGGATACGTCATACGTCATGGTTTATGCTCCTGAAAGTTATATCACTCTCCGCTATTTCTAAATTCTTCCAGGTGATAGAAACTCTATCTCTGTCTAATCTCATTAACGATACAAAACACATTATTCTTATATCAGCTAAAGCTACATCTTGACCAACGCTAGTATCTATGCTAAATTTTTCAGTACCGTCTAAGTTATCTATAATACTGCTAATTCTCCTAAAGAACTGGGTACCGTCATTTAACAGAATCATTATGTCTCGGCGGTTAATCCCACCTGAGTAAGTCGCCATTCCTATATTTTGTACGTGGATCTCAGTGTCAGCTGAAGAGAAAGGAAGAACTAATGTTAAGTCGTCTGTCCATGTCGGGAGCCAGATAGGTCTTAACCTTCCTCTTCTGAAATAGATCATGTCATAAAAAGCTTTTATAGAAGCTTTTGATCTAAGAAATGCGTTATAAGACTGAATTCTATAAGGAATATCCCCTTCCATTATTACAAATTTATTTATGGAAGTCTTAGGATCAAATGTAAAGGCTTTTCTAGAATAGGAATGCTTAGGTAATCTTATCCAGTTATGTGTATCTTCTATTATACCGATGTTTCTATATAAGGTAGTTTCTGTAGAAGTATACGGTGGTATCTGGTCAACTTCGAATGACACTCTAGAAGTCATTACATTTTCAACGGAATAATCAGCTAAAGTAACCTTAGAAGGTCTAGTAGATAACATAGGAAACCCGTACGTTTGACTTGGGGTCCAAGCTATCGAAGAATTAAACGTAGTTGTAATTACATTAGATACTATAGTATCTATCTTAAAGGTTTCTGAGGTCCCGTCTCGTC